CCACCTGTTGCAGATAGTCCTGCTTGTTCATACATTTCTGATACTGTTTCTAACTCTTCATCAACTTCTTGTAATGCCTCATTAAAAGTATTTATCGTGCTTGCATTACCATCTATCTGCTGTTTCAAAATATTGATACCATCTCTATACACAGCCATCAACATTAAAACTTTATCTGTTTTAACTTCCAGCTCTCTTACCTCTGCCTGGATAGTATTATACTTTGCATCTAATACTTGATTTTGTTCATCAAGATATTTTCTGTCTTCTTCTATTAGATTAAAAGATAAGATTAATCCAAAAGATAAACCTGATAATAGCAATACAGCTATCGTAGTCATAACATAGTTTCTCATTTTCTTCTCCTATTTTTACGTTTCATTTCATCTACTGCCATTGTGCTTT